CGGGTTCCGGCTCAGCCGCCTCTTTCGGCAGAAACTTGCCATCTGGCCCGCGTGCCCGCTCGCCATCGCCCGCTTCCTGACGCTCCTCGCGCGATTCCGGTGCCTCGCGTGCAGGACGCTCGGGGCGCTCGGGGCGCTCGGTCTCCTCCGCCTCGGCCGCGTCGACGACCTGCGCTAGAACCGACCTCAGATCTTGGCCTTCGTCATCAGGTGGCATCACTACGCCTTTCTGTACCGTTTACACCAATCTTGGGGCTGAATCCGCCCACTCACGACCTTGCACGAATTAGGCGGCTGCCAATGCTCGCATGTGCCACAATGCTGCGGCGGTTTGACGGCTGGATGCTCATAGCCAACCGACGCCTTGGACACCTTCGCATCTTCGGCATCAGCCGACCGGCGCAGCGCCTCACGAACGCTGGGGTAATCGGCCATTGCCCTTTGCCTCGACGGTCGCCGCCGCATCCTGAACATCGTCCTTGACGCTCTTGCCGTCATCGGACTTGGCTTTCGGCTCCGCACCCAAGCGGTGGATCAGGATCTCGACCCGGCGATCCGGTGATTTCTGGCCCTCCCGCGCGCTGTCCGAGGCGCTGACGACACGACCATGCGCCTCGATCCGATACTCGTCCCCCGGAGCCGGCGTCTCCTTCATCCCGATCTTGTTCATGCTGTCGTGATCGAGGCTCATGCGGAGCCCATGGTGGTAATCCTCGTCCGATCCCATCGGAGGGCCGTCAAACCACGAGGCGCGGGCTTTCTGCTCGGCCTTGGTGCGCTTCATGTCGACAACACGCATCAACTTTCTCCTATCGGCACCTTCGCCGCTCGCTCGCTCGCCGCCCGAGCCTCCGCATGCGTCTCCGGCGACGCCTCAAGCGCCGCCTTGATGTCGTCCCGTGCCGGAGGCAGCACCTCACGCTCGATCCCCTTCGGGTACTCGTTCCCCACCTCGAACGCCCCGTGCGCACGCAGATGGTCGCGATGCTGCGACCGCGAGGTAATCGGCTCCCGCGTGATCACGCTCCGATACGGCGCGATGTCGCTCTGGATGTAAGGCCCGCGCCTCGGCGGCAGAGGCGCGTCAAGGTCCAGCTCGACCAACTCGCCGTTGCGAATGACGTAGCGATGGCGGCTCATACCAATCCCTGCGTGTTCCGTGCCTCAATCCGCGCCAATCGTGCCTGGTCAAGCGCCTCCTTGCCCACCATCTCGCGGCCCCGAAGCGCCAACTCGGTAATCCGCAGCTGGTTCTCCGCCGCGGCCCGCTCCCGATCGGCCTGCGCCTCGATCTGCGCCGAGATCAGTTTCGTGGCGTTCGCCTGCTGGTCCGTCTGCGCCTTCGCCGCCGTCTGCTGCTGCTGTGCCTGGAGCTTGGCACCCTCAACCGCCGTCTCTGCCTGGATCTCCTGCGGCGATTTCGTGTTGCCCTTGCCCTGCTGCGGCGGAGGCTGAGGCGGACCTTTCTTCATCCCGTCGACGAACTGCTCGAGCGCCTCCTCGATCTGGCGCGACGCCGGGAAGGCGCGGAACCCGAACTTGAGCAATTCGCCCGCAAAGTCCGCGATCGGTCCCGATTGCGACATCTGCGGGATCAGGACTTCCGATAGCGGCAGGATCGCCCGCATGAACTCGGTGATCGCCGCCTGCTCGGCCTGTTCATCCGCCGCAACCGTGCTGTCGGCCTCGATGTCGATCTTGTAGGAGGTCGCCACATCCTCGCGGATCAGCGCGCACGCATCCTCGAACTCCTGCTGCCGGCGCTGCGTCTCCGCGTCCCACGCCTGCTTCAACTGCATCCATTGCGCGAATGCGGGGTTCAGCATCATCGGAGGCGCCTGCGGCGGCATCATCGGGCCACCGGGCGGGACGAAAGGAACCACATTCGAGCCGATCATGGGCCAACTCCTGCAAATGGGTCATGCTCTACCGGAATCAGGTGACGAGTGGCACCCGCTTCGCCAGGAATAGCCATCGCACCCCCAGCAATTAATCCGGCCAAACCATATTTTTTAATTATATCAATAATATCGTCCGAAAATACGACATAGTTATGCGTACCCTCGCCCGCACCCCGGCTTCCCTGATCGAGATAGCGGATGCCGGGGACGCCAGCCTCGCGGAGAGCATCGGCAGCCTCTATTCTTCCGCCGGATGCTGTCATGCTCCCCATACGCAAATCATTAGCCAATTCATCATAAAGTCCCGCCCCGGTTCGCGGGTCATGTTGCATAGCAAGAGATTTCAGATCCTTCCCTTGAAGGGCACTAGCGGGGAAAGCCCCGATAGACTGACCATTAACAAGCAAATCGTGCAGTTCTTCGCCAAGATGTGGGTTCTGACCGATTGATCGCGTTGTCACTTCACCATAATGAGGCGCTAATGCCTCCTTCACCTTCTCGCTCTGCTGGCTCAACGGCTTGTCCCAATCCAGGAAATGCTCGGGGTCCGCGTTGATCCGGGCTTCGTACATGCGGCCCGGTTTTTCGACACGATATTGATTTAATATCGGCTGCGCCTTCTCAGTCATTTGGCCTATTAAGGAGCGCAAATCATCAATTGTTTTTTGATCCATTCCCATTATACGTTCATTACCAAATGCTCGCTTAAAAACAGAGTCAGCATCTAATTGACTCCCCGGGTCAGATAACCAACTCTGGGCAATCGAATTGCGCATATATGGCTCACCGCCAACGCCAGCATCACGAAGCTGCGCGCTTATGGCATTGGCGGCGGTCGCATCCCGCAATGCCCCACCAGTGATTATTGGCGAGCCGTCTGGTCCTACAATGTTCACACCAGAAGGTGAAAGTTTACCTCGATAATAGGCTGCCGTTGGTTCATTCCCCGCAAAATACAACCCATGCCCGTAAGCCTGCGCCCCCTCGCCCGTTCCGATCTTGGACATGTCGAACCGCTCGAAGTCGTAGGGCGAGCCGTGAAACGCCTTGATCGCCCCCACGCCGACCCCTGGCTGAAACGAACCGGCCAGCGGATCGTCCGGCCGCCCGGCGAGCACCTGCCCCGCCGTCATCCCCGGCTGCCACGGGTTCGCCGCCGTCGCCGCCGCGCTCTGCTCCAGCGCCGAGGGCATCCCCGTCAGCGCCGCGAGGTCCGGCAAGCGCCATTCCTGCGGGGGCACCTGCACCTGATCGCCCGCAAACGGATCGTGGTCCACCGGGATCAGCGTCGGAGACGCAAACGGGTCGTGGTCTACGGGGATCAGGTCGGGCATTATCGTGCCTTCAGCTTCACGGGCTTCTTTGGCCCGAAATCCTTTGCCGTCGCTTTGCTTCCGCCCGCAATATAACTCTCAAAAAATACCGCCAGTGAGAACGCGAGCGGCGCGAGTGAGTCTTCATCCTTCCGCGTTGAGAGGACGATGGCCGCATACTTACATGCCTTCTGCCGAATGCGGCGCGCTCGCTTGGCTGAACGATGCGGCATCATGCCACCATGAGATATTTGCCAGGACGCTGCGGGTCAGGTACGTAATGTCGACCATCCGGGGCCAGTCTTGCTCCGGGCACAGGCGGCGGAGGCGCAGGGGACGGGGCAGCGCCTCCGCTACCTGGCGCAACCTGGGGAGGTTGGGGGATCCCCGGCTGCATCGGCGGACCGCCGTTGTGCCCTATCATCGGCGGCATCCCCGGCGGCCCCTGTTGCGGCATCATCTGCGGCGGCGGAGCCGCTATCCTCATCGGCGGCATCGGCGGCATCTTCGGAAGCCTTTCCGGCAACCCCACCATCTGGCTCAGCGTCTGCACGCTGAAGTGCTTCGCCATGACATGCGCCCGCAGCCGCATCAAATCCCGCGCGAACCTTGCCACCTGCTTCTGCGACCGCGTAATCCGCCGCGTCGCGAACTGAGCCTTGAGCTGCTGCGCCCCCAGCGTCTCGTTCGGATTCGTTTCCCCCCGCAGGATGTCCGCCATCCCCGTAATCTCGTAAAGCGTCCGCTTCACCCGTTCCCGCGCATCGTATAGCTGGATCAGAACCTTCGCGATCTGCTCCATCGGAGCCCATACGATCGCGTTCTGCAATCCGCCCTTCTCCATGAAGAGTGCCCACCCCTCCACCGGGATCAACTGGTTCTCGACCCCATCCTCGCTGAACATCTGCGAGATGACCGCCTTGTCCTCGCCCGCGTACAATCCCACGACCTTCAGCGCCGCCGTCAGCTTATCGATGCGCCCCGTCAGGATATCGAGCTCGATCGCCTGATCCTCGTACTCCGAATAGTCCGCCCGAGGCACAAGCGTCTCGTTCGTCATCGTCGCGCTCAGCGGCCGCGGGGCCGGGAAGAATCCCGGCAACTCCAACGGGTCGTCCTTCGTGTCCAGCGGCCCGTCAGGGTACGACGGCGCGACCCATACCACCTTCTTCTTCTGCCTATCCCAAATCTCCCACACCATCGCCTTCTTGAATGCGTCAGCCTGCGGACCCTTCAACCCGTCCTCGTCCAGCCCCTTCGGCGTGTAGTCCAGCACCACGTCGTTACCGATCTTCTTCCCGAAACGCTCGACCAATTCGTCCCGCGTCAGGTACGATCGGAACGCCTGCCACCAGACCTGATCCTGCGTCCGCGCCGGGCTCTGCCGGAAATCCTCCCAGAACACGTACTTTATCGGCGCCCGCTCGCCCGTGACCGGACGGAACGTAGGCTTGCGGCCATCCTCGTCCTCTTCCCCATCCGGATCGTCCTCCGGTTCCCCGAAACTTGGCTCATAGAAGACCCGGGCTACCCCGCGGCCTGGCAACAAACGATCCTCGACAACCTGCTCCATGACCTCGTTAAACTCGTCCAGATCGTCCTCGTAGGCGAGCGCTCGCTCTAGGATGTCCGCTCCCATCACGGTGATCGGGTCGTCGTCCGCGTTCTTGTGCCGCCGCTGCACATCCGGCTTCGGCGTCCGTCCGTAGAGGATCGGCTTCAGCGTCTCGACATTGCTCCATAGGATGTTGAATCGCGCCGGACTGCCGCTCCTCCGGCTCCCCGCAAACCCCATTTGCTCACGGCGCTCATCCCGATACCGCTTAACGATCGCCCGGCCCGATTGCACGAAGCGCCGGTCCTCGCGCTCCGCCAGCTTTAGCTGCTGCAGCCAGAACCTCGCAACCGCGCTCGCATCGGCGCCAAGGTCGTCCCGCTTCTCGATCGGGTTGTTATAGGTGGCAACATCGTTCTCAGCCATGTGGATATCGCCTGTTACACATAACTTGGCATTTCCCTCCCAACCAGTTAAGAATACAGCGCTCGGATGGGGCTATGCGGCAAAATAAATCATCTCTTGGCGACTGAGACTTCAAACGAAGCACCTGCCTATTTGTTAATTGGGGCGCATGCACATAGGGCGCATCAATCGGATATGCCCTGGGATCGGGGCCACGGTAGGGAGGAATGTCGGTCATCATATCGCCGTCCAAAGCCAATAGGCGATCGTCCACGCCAACAGCGCGCAAAACACCAACAGCGGCAACGCGCCGCCGAGAACGCCGGGGTAGGGAGGCGGCAAGGCTTTGGCTCGCTTCCACGGCATCGCGCGGTAGCTGTAGGCCTGGCAGGGCAGCGAGGCGACGATCAGGGTCGCGTCCTTGAACTGCGAGCCGTGGAGGGTGAGAACGTCTTGGAGGACGAGCTGCGCGGGGTAGCGGTGCTCGCCGTACTGGTGCCGCTCGATATCGAAGCCGACGACCTCGTACCCCTCGGCCAGCAGCCCCTCGGTCCAGCCGCCGAGGCCGCAGTATAAATCGATGGCGAGCGGTTGAGTCATGACAATACCGTGTATCACGCTTTGCCCGTTTCCCGCACGCAATCCGTAGGCTCGAGCGCCGCGTCGATCATCGCCTCCCAAAACGCA